GATGTAGCATCACAAAAGATTGTAATTAATGATGTTGAATATGATCTAAACGATTTCTCTAATGATCAACGACTACTCTGGGATAGAATAACCTTTGCTCAGGCAACTATTGATGTTAATAGTAATGCCAAGATAGCGATGGTTAATGTCTTAGTGGAGACGTTGACTAATGCAGAATCGTAAATTTGCTAAGACAGGACAGCCTTGTCCATGCGGTAAAGGATCAGACAGTACCGGAATTAATGAGGATGGTTCCGCGTACTGCTTCACTTGTACTAAATACTTCCCTAAGTATGGGGAAAACGTAGCAGTAGATACACCTCAATCCTATACACCACCGCCAAGTTCAGATTACCTATTTGAGTTTGGAGCAATTCCTGAGAGGAAATTATCTGAACAGACATGTAAGAAGTTCGGTGTTAAGATACTTAAAGATAGTAATGGAATAACTAAACACCAATACCCCTATTCTAATGAGGATGGTAAGGTAGTAGGGGCTAAGACTAGAGTTGTACAAGGTAAAGACTTCTATTATAAAGGAGAGAAAGTCAAGACTCTCTTCGGACAGAATGTCTTTAAGAAGAAAAGCGCAAAGTTTATTACATTGGTAGAGGGCGAACTTGACGCCCTTGCAGCCTTTCAGATGTTAAGCACTCCTAAGTTTATGAATCCACCTGTTGTATCCATTAAGGATGGGGCAGGCTCAGCTTCAAGAGCGGTGAAAGATAACTTAGTGTACCTTGAATCATTTGATAATGTAATACTTTGTATGGATCAAGACGAGCATGGGAAGAAAGCGACTGCTGAAATAAGTAAGTTACTAAAGCCCGGCAAAGTTAAGATCATGTCCTTACCTAAAGGCTTTAAAGATCCTTGTGACATGCTGATAGGAAATAGATCAGTCGACTTTACCAGATCGTGGTGGGACGCTGAGACTTACATTCCATCAGGCATTCTTAATGTGTCCAAACTAAAGAAGGAATTCTTTACAGAGGAACACATTGATCACATAGATTACCCTTGGGAAGGGTTGAATACAAAACTATTTGGAATGAGAAAGAAAGAATTAGTTACCTTAACAGGTGGTACAGGGCTTGGTAAGTCGAGTGTCACTAGGGAACTAGAACATTGGATCATGAAAAAGACCGATGAGAATGTAGGTATCCTTGCATTAGAAGAGGATTGGAAAAGAACAACGATGGGTATTGTTTCTATCGAGGCTAACCAGCGTTTGTTCATTGATCAAATACGTAGAGAATACCCTCAAGATAAGATCGAGGCAGTATACGATAAACTCTTTGAAGGTGAGAACTCCGATAGGTGTTACATACATGCTCACTTAGGCATACAAAACATTGATGATATATTTGCTAAGCTAAGATACTTAGTCGTAGGTTGCGATTGTCAGTGGGTTGTAGTAGATCATCTTCATATGTTAGTAGCGTCTAGTATGGAAGGTGATGAAAGAAGAACAATTGATGATATCATGTTAAGACTACGTAGCCTTGTAGAGGAAACAGGCTGTGGTATGATACTCGTCAGTCATTTAAGAAGGACTCAAGAAGATAAAGGTCATGAGCAAGGTGTTCAAGTATCTCTATCTCATCTTAGAGGATCTCAAAGTATTGCTCAGATGTCAGATACGGTTATCGCACTAGAGAGGAATCAACAGGCGGCTAATCCTGAAGAGGCTAATAAGACAATACTTAGGGTACTCAAGTCTCGTCATACAGGGGATACAGGAATAGCCTGTGCCCTTCAATACGACAGAGAGACTGGTAGACTTCATGAAGTTGAAGTTACACCAGATGAGTTTCAGGTGGAGAGTACATATGCTTAGATTATTATTTGATATGGAAGGTGATGGATTGAACCCTACGAGATTCTGGTGCTCGTCTATCCTTGACCTTGATGCTAAGGAGTTAACAGAGTATGGCCCTAATGAGATGGACAAGGCTATGCTTTATCTTAATGAGGCTGATGTTCTTGTAGGTCATAACATCATTGGTTATGATTTACCTTACATAGCTAAGCTACACGGCTACAACTTCCGCAATAAAGAATTGGTAGACACACTAGTTCTATCAAGACTGTACAGTCCCAACAGGGAAGGTGGTCACTCTTTAGGAGCTTGGGGTTATAAGTTAGGTTATGCTAAAGTAGAACATGAGGACTGGTCTAAATTCTCAGCAGAGATGCAGCATCGTTGTAGTGAAGATGTCCGTCTTAACTATAAAGTCTTGAAGGCTTTAGAGAAAGAAGGGCGTGGTTATTCAAAGGAATGCGTTAAACTTGAACATCAGACAGCTATTATTATTTACGACCAGATCCAAAGAGGATGGTTGTTCAATACTAATCAGGCTGTTCAGATGTTAGCCACAGTTCGAGACTCTTTAGGAGTCTTAGAGGATGAAGTTCATCGCACTTTCTTACCTAAGAAGTTCCCTGTTAAGGTAGTGATTCCTAAAGTTAAGAAGGATGGGACGCTATCTAAATCAGGACTAAGGACAGAAGAATATAAAGCCCTGATAGACTCAGGTAGCTTTGATCCTTTTACACGGTATGAAACTAAAGTTTTTAACCTAGCTTCAAGGGCACAGATAGGAATCTGGCTCAAAGATTTTGGTTGGAAGCCTACTAAATTTACAGATAAAGGTCAGCCTAAAGTTGATGAGAAAATACTCTCAGAAATTACAGGCTTTCCTGAAGCAGACTTGATTAACCAGTACCTTTCGACTTCCAAAATCAGAGGGTTCTTAGATAACTGGATTGACAGTGTAGATGATGATGGTAGACAGCATGGATTTGTAAATCCAATAGGTGCTATTACTGGTCGTATGACTCATAGTCGTCCTAATCTAGGTCAAGTACCTGCTAAAGGAGATTATGGCCCCTTATGTAGGGATCTCTTTGGTGCAGCAGAGGGGTACAAATTAGTTGGCATGGATGCGGATGGATTAGAGCTTCGTATGCTAGCACACTACATGAAGAATAAGCAATATATATTAGCAGTTAATGAAGGTGACAAGAAGATAGGTACTGATGCTCATAGCGTTAACATGAATGCAGCAGGGCTTAATAATAGAGATCAAGCTAAGACAATGTTCTATGCTCTAATCTATGGAGCAGGGGATGGTAAGTTAGGGAAGATTGTAGGAGGTGGTGCTAAAGAAGGACGACTTCTTAAATCTAAATTGTTTGCAGGCTTACCAGACTTAGGAGACTTAATAGAAAGGGTAATAACATCATCCGGTCGAGGTGTTCTTAAAAGCCTAGACGGTCGTTTAATACATGTTAGATCTCCTCACTCATCTTTAAACACATTACTACAAGGAGGTGGTGCAGTGGTTATGAAACAGGCATTGGTATTGCTTGATCAATATGCTACTGAAGCTGGTTTAGATTACTACTTTGTAGGTAATATACATGACGAGATTCAAGCAGAGGTAGCTGATGCTGATGTAGATAAGTATTCTGAACTGGCTGTGAAGGCTATGAAGGATGCAGGAGAGCACTTTAATATGAAGTGTCCTTTGAAAGGAGATGTTAAAGTAGGTAACACTTGGAAAGACACACACTAAACAGGAGTGAGGGGATTAATAGTCCCCTTTTTATTTAAAGGTAATTTCTAAATGATACATAAAGGATTTAAAAAATTAACAGCACATACGATACACGAAGAGGATCTGTCTGATATGATGCTCAGTTGTTTCCCTAACATTAAAGAACCTTATAGTTATGTAGCTAATGAAGAAGTAGGTAATCATACTTCAACTCATAATGTTGATGCTAGCAGCGGATTCTTAGAACTAGAGGATTTAAATAGCTTAAATAGAGGAGAGGTGCCTATGTATATAACAGGTAATATTTTAGATTACCTTAGTGCTCAAGGCATTGTACCTGAAGGTAAAGTTATAATTGATCATTCGTGGTAGGAGGAGTATATTAATATGAAAGCCATTAGAAACAAAGCTCATATTTATGATGGTAAGCGACTGGTATGCTACGTGACTCAGATTTATAGTGAGATGGAAGTAGAAGAAGGAGAGTCGTGGCTCGATGCTCGGGGACGTACTAGACCTATTAGAGATAAAGAGAAAGCAGATTCAGAGCACATGGCTGAGTTTATCTGTCAAGCTCTACAGAGCTATGAGGCACCAGAATGACTAAGACTTGGATATTGATATTTATATTAACTTCGCACGGTGGGGGAGTCTCCTTCGGACCTACATTCACGAGTAAACACAAATGTAACTTATTTCAGTTAGACTTATTAGAAAATAAATTAGGCTATTTAAAGTATGATACGGAATGTAGAGAAATAGAACTATGACTGCTTACCTTTTACACGTACCTAAAGCAATATGTTTAACTAATCCTAGAACACATTACCAAAGCATCATGGATATGTGGAAGCAGGAAAGATTACATCCAGTAGATTTAAATGAGTTCCCCGATACATTTAAATTTATATTCGTAAGACATCCTCTGATTAGATTAGTGGACGCTTACTCAACATATGTTAGCGGTATGGAATGCTGTAATGAAATAGGAGAAGTAAAGCAAAGCTTCAAGCCTACTAACCCAGCCTTATCGTTTGACTTGTTCTGTGAGCAAATAGTACGGCACACAGACGACGCTCAGTTATGGCCTCAGACGCATCATTCCTTTCATCTCGAAGAAGCAGACTTTGTAGGTCGATGTGAGAACTTCGATGCAGACGCGACGGCTCTCAAGGCTCACTTAAAGATCAGCGGTACAGTGTATAAGACTTTCAGGGCTAGACAGGAGCGAGATCCTATGAAGGCTATCGCCGCTCTTGATCCTGATGTACATGATAAGATAAATACTTACTATGAATTGGACTTTGATAGGTTAAAGTACTTGCCTTTTTAATCTAAATAGTGTATAATGCTTTCACCATAATAAAAATGTGAATCATTATATGATAAAGAGAACACATTGTAAAAGGTGTAAGACTGGAGCATTAAGACCTACACCTAAAGTAGGGGCCAGAACAGTCTACTGTCCCTCGTGTG